TGCGGCGGCGGCTATCGCACGGAGCATTGTTCCTTCTGCATTGTAATAATTGGTGAAATTCGTGCGGAAGGTAGACCCAGTGATAGCACTCGTCGTCGCAAGGTCGGCAAGAAGAGATGGGCTCCCTGTATTGAGATACGCGTCTAAGGTGCTGTAGGCGGCATCGTACGTTGTACGCGATACTCCAAACGTGTCAGCCTGCGTGTCGTTCCCACTCTTCGCCCCTGCAATTTCATCCCATTCTTTCTTGGTCGCCTGTTTCTCCACAGCGGTCAATTGATTGTCAGATGCAATGTCTGCAAGCGTATTCAACGCCGAGGTCGCATTGCTGGCGGCGGTGTTCGCAGTACTCTGCGCGGTATTCGCGGAGGACTGCGCGGCATTCGCAGCGGCTTGCGCTGTTGCTGCATTGGAGATAGCGGTGTTGGCAGAACCCTGCGCGGCATCAGCAGCACTCTGCGCATCATTGGCGAGTGTTCGCGCCTTTGCAGCGATGGCGTTGAGTAGATCAGTTCGCGCATCGTAATAATTCTTCCACGCAGTATCCCAGGCCGATCGCGTGACGTTCGTGGTCGCGGCCATATCTGCGAAGACTGCCAGCGTCGTGTTCAGATAGGTGTTGAGCGCGGAATACATCGAATCGAAATCCGTATCAGCAACAGAGAAGAGTGTTGCCTGTACTGGGATCGTGCCGGTAGTCGGCGTCCCCTCGACAACGATCGCATCCCATTCCAACTTCGCCGCGAGTTTCTCAACGGGAGTAATCTTGGCATCGGAAGCAATATCAGAGAGTTTGCCAAGCGCGGTGTTGGCAGAACCCTGCGCAGTATTCGCGGAGGACTGCGCGGCATTCGCAAGCCCGGTAGCGGTGTCAGCGTCGGCCTGTGCCGCATTCGCTGCTGCTTGTGCTGTGCTCGCCGCACTTGCTGCACCGTTTGCAACTCCAGAGACAGTATTCAGATCCGCCTGACTCGCTTTCAGTAGAATCGCGGCCTCTGCTCCGTCGATGTCCACTTCGGCCTTCGAGATTCTGGCGGTGTTGTCTGCAACCGTAATCTGTTCGGCTTTGAGTTCAATCTTCGCTTCCGCTTCGGTAATCCGCACTTCAGCGGAGTCGTGACGGTCACCGTCCTGTATCTGTAACTCTGCAAGCAGTTCCAAGTCTGCCTGTAACGCAGTAAGGCCTTCAGGGGTGATTACATTGACCTTGGTTTGAAGTTCTGTCGTGAGTGCACTTTCCGCGATGTTCCCCTGTAAATCAGTCAGCAACCCGGAGATCGTGACCGCCGCTGAATGCCCCGCGCTGGATTCCCACGCGGAGAACGTTCCGAACAGCGACTTCGTGCGGATCCAATAATAGTAGGTCTGATCGAGCACCACTGAGGTGTCGTGGAAAACATTGCCGTGGACCGTGCCAATCGGATCAACAAAAGCGGGATCCGGACGGGAGTCCGTAGTCGCACGATAGATCTCCACGACGTCGTACGACTCGTCGTTGATCGGTTCCCATTCGATGCGCACGCTCTTGTGGGATGTCGCATCGATCGAGAGGAAGACCGGAACCGGCACGGTCAAGGAGAGCGTGAGCGTGTCGTAACCGGTTGAATAGTTCAAGAAGGTGTCGTGGCTCTTGATGTAGAACGTGTAGGACTGCGCCGTCGGGCGCATTGTGAATGTCGTGGCCCTGCCCTGATAGATCATATTCGTGGCGTTGCCCCAGTTCAGGTCGGTGCGCACCTCGAAGAAGCCGAGGAGATCGTCCGCAATGGGATTCCAAACCAGCTGAATCTTGTCGGTGTAGGTGCATTTGGCATCGTCAAATACGGGGGTTTCAATAGGCGGATAAACGTCACGCCCCTTCAGCGGGATCGTGACGGTTTGGCCGTCGGCGGGATTCGGGGAATTGCAAACGGCGAACTGGTACTGCACGTTAGCGGCGAGATTGAAGATTTGGAAAACTGACCCGGACGTGATTCCGACCGGTTGCCAGTTCCGCCCCGGGTCAGTCGTGCGCTGGTAAATCCAAACGGTCTCAATGCGCCCTTCCCAGCTAAGCGTGACCCCAGTGACCTTCCCTCCCGAATAAATCTCTGCAGCGCGCAGATTCAAAACCTGCGGGAGCGCCGGAGGCACCGGAGGCGCGGGAATCGTAGCCCCGTCCGTGTAAACCTCCTCGACGTATTCCTGGCAGATCAACTTCCGCCGCAAATTCTTGTCACGGGTAATGTGCACAATACGCATGCTCTTGGTCACGAAGCCCGTCTCGCCGAAGGAGTAAATGGCGTGCAGCGCGGGATTTTTCGTCCAAGTGCCGGAGATGTTCAATACGGTATATGTGCCTACCCCGTCCGTTACCGTTTTGGTTTCCCGCGTGTCGTCGTCTTGGTGCTTGATGGTGACATAGTAAGTCTTGCTCGCCTCAATCACCACCGGGCGGTCCAGCGTGATGGTAGAGGCAGTAGCAGAAACTACGCGGCCCGAGGTGCCGATGCGCGGAGTGTCATGCGCTGACTCCACTACGTCACCCTGAATGCACGCCAACGAGTCCACGTCCGCGCCCCAAGATTGCTGAAGCGTCAGGTAGCGGTTGCAGTTCAAGCGGAAGGTGCCGTAAGCAATGGCAAGGTCGCGGTTGGTACATCCGTATAGCACTTGCTGCGCCTTGTTGATCTCGCGGTTGGAAGTATCGAAGTCGTTGGCAAAAACCTCCACCACCTGACGGCCGAGCTCGTTGTCGAACCAGGTCACCTCAATGGCGTTCGCGCGGTCCTCCATCGGGAGCCACTCTTCCTCGAAGGAGTCTTTCGTGATGTTGCCCATAGTGAAAAGGAACTTTTGCACCGCCGTATCCGGACGGTCCACGATACAAGAGAACTTTGATCCGAACTGCACCACCGTGCCCCGTCCGTTCAGCCCAATCATGTCCAAAGCGCGACGAACGGAAAATCCTGCGTCAAAGTTGATGTTGCATGTGTACTGAGGCTTCCCGCCCGTAGTGTCGTCGCACCAAGCCGCCCAAGCCGCGAACGCGGAGTAGACGATGCGTTCTTTCGCAACGCCCTCCACATGAACCGTGTTGCTGTCGTCGCGCCAAGCTCGGTGGAGCACATGGTAACAGCCCCACGCAGGATTGCTGGCGGGCTTGTCTTCGTACGCCGCTCCTGTCCAAACGGGCACCGTAGCTCTGGTTGCGAGCACGTCGAAAATCGGAAGGCCGCCGGAGAGCTGGTTGGTTGCCAGCGCTCGGATGGCAAACAGAGACGTGCCGGGGTGCTGGAAGTGATCGTAAACAATTTCCTGGATCGATTCAAAATAAATGTCGTTGCCGTATCGTGAAGTGGTAGGTGGCGCGCCGATTAGCCGCACGCGAATGTCGTACTGTCCAGGCGGCAGCCCGTCCTTGTAGAAAACGCGGTGAATGGATGTGGTCTGTGCGGCAGTGATATCGAAGAACTCCTGTGTCAGCGTTCCGACTCCGGCGATCGTCTCGTTCGCCACCCAATGCCAGACGCCGGTCTCTCGATACTGGTAGGGGTTCCCCCACTCGTCCAGCACCGTCACCCAGGCTGTCGATGTCCAAGGCTCGCCCTCGACATGAGCTCCTTCGCTTATAGAGCCCACCTCTCGCTCAATCCAGGTCTGCCCCATCACCACATCATACTTCCAGAAGCCCCCGGACCAGCGCCCCACAGCAATGACTACGGGCGTGGTGTTTTTTCCCGTCATCGTCACCCACGCTCCGGCATTGTGTGGGCTGTATTGCAGGACAATTCGTAGCGTTTGCGGGTCCAGCCCCCCGGAATCGTTCGCGTAGAAAAGTCCCTTGGGCAAACTGACACCCACCCCGAAGCCCTGCACGGTATTGCCCTGTGTGGTCCGCATGATCCATATATTCGAAGTCCACCAGGCTCCCTCTGCAGGAGAGTGGTTGATGTTGTTGTTCTGCAGCGACTTCCAACAGGTATTGTCGAAAGTGCAATAGTCGCCCGTCATGTAATTAAAATCGCTACTCCAAGCGCTTGCAGCTTGATTCAGCTTTGCGCCCACCACGACGTCGGTCCGCGTGTCCTGGAAATTCTGCATAACGGCCTGATTCACAGCCCCAAGACGCTGTTCCGTCAAGATGCCGTCGAAGCCGGTGAGGGCGTTCTGGTTGAGGCGCGGTGAAGTCATCGAATCCAGCCGATGCCCCGCAACCGCATAAAGCAAGTTGAGGAACTGCTGGTCACCCACCGTCTCGATGTACTTGCCGATGCAGGGCGGCGTCACCCGCACGGTCCCGAGAATTTCTGGCAGAATCGAACCCTCCAAAAGCGAGTTGCCGCTCGGTTCCCAACCGTACGTCGAGGAGTTCTCGAAGCTTCCCATGTTCGTGGTGTCCGGAACAGTCGGAGGAAGGACAGCATTGACCAGGAGTCCGCCCGTGAACATCACTCCGGCGGAAAGCATCGCACCGGTCATGGACACGCCGCCAGCTGCTGTCAAAGTGCCCCAGCTTGCAGGAGCCAGATACGGTGCCGCAACGGAGACCACCACCACGGCCAGCATGGCCACGATACGCAACACATCCTTGCCACCACCAGAGCCCTTCGGCACCGCACAGAAAGCGATAGAGACGCCGCTCGTGGGCACCAGGTCCAGCTTGTTCTCTGCTTCCAGCAGTTGTCCGTTCCAAGACACCTCGATGTCGTAGATCTCGGAGCCGTGGGGATAGAACTCTCGCACCAACGCGCGGATGTTCCGCCCCGGCTCGAACACGCGGATCTCTCTTGAGACCAACGGGTCGAAGGGATTGTAAATACAGACGACGGTCACCCTGTCCATCGGACATACCCTCGAATCTTCCGCGCCCAATATTCGTGATGAATGGACGTCATGATGGCACCCGTTTTTTCCAGTGTGTGTAAGAACAACGATTTGTAGCCGCCGAAGTACGTACCGAAGTGCTGAATGATCTCCGGATGATCAATGTCATTGGCCATCATTACTACGTCTCCCGGTTCCGGGACCTCGACCTTCTTCCAGCGCCCCAATTCAGAGGCTACGATGCCACCGATTTCCTGGGTAGCGTGACAAGGAATCTGGAAGTTGGGAACCGCGCGCCCGAACCGGCGCTGGGCTTCCATCAACAACCCCCAGCAGTCCAGTCCTTGTTCGAGAACGCGTCCTCCATCCAAGAAACGCACGCCCACCAAGCCACTGAGATCAGGCAATGCGTAGCCCTCCTGCTCCCACGCCCGGTGCGCCCCCGAAGCGTTTCGAATTGGCGCGCAACCGACAAGCCGCCAGCGTTTTATCGCACGTAGTGTACGCAGAGGGAGGCGCGCCACAGAGCAGCGACACTCCCACAGGGTAGTTGTAATGGAACCGGCAGTGATTCTTCAGCAACCGATCTTGCGGGAACCGCTTATTGAAAGGATTCGAAGCGCCCAGCACGAACGTCGCCCAGACAGGGTTGGTCTTGGGCTGCTTCAGCTCGAACAAGTGCTCCGCCTCCGGAGTCGCGGATGCGAGGTTCTTACTGACCACTACGTAAATGTAGACCTCAATGGGCGAGAAGCCGTTGGTCTTGATTTCATTATCGTAAGCCTGGAGGTAATATTCAATTTCGCGGTTGACGTTGGAAATGCGCAGCTCGACGCGCGGCACCTCGCCGGTGCGTCCTTCGCCGATCTCTGCCAACTCAAACGGGAACGCTTGCCAGATTTCGCCTTGCCATGTGATATTTTCGTTGTTGCTGACCAACCGCACCGGGGTGACCACTCCGGGGATGACCGCCTTGATCATCAAGTACCAGATGGCATCCGTGGCTAACTTGTTTTTTTCGGCGATAGCGGTTGAAGAGATGCTAATGGGCATTTTAAATCTCCTCGATTTCTACTTTGACCGTGCGCCCGCCGTAATCGTCCCACGCCCAATCGAGACTGTTCCCTGCGAAGCGAATAGTTTTCATGTTGCCGCTGCCCGGCTCCGGAAAGTTTGTGATGGCGTTGCCTTGGTTCGTGTTGAAAAACGTGCGCAACGTGCCGAAGTCGGCTTCTGACAAATGGTTCCAGACCAGACTGTTCGTGTCCACCGCACGGGACACGCTCGATCGAGTCTGTGTGTAATTCCCTTCAAACGGAGTGCGGATTTGCGGCTTGACCGTCGCGCCGCTGGAACCGTAAGAGGGTGCCGGGAAACCGGAAGGCCAGTCTGCCATTTATCCTCTCCCGAGGGCATACGCAAGCCCCATCTTGTTGTCGTCGATGCCGCGCAGCACAATGCCGATGACCAACGTGTCCAGGTCCATGTAAGAATTGGCAGAGCTCGCTTCCACCTTCTGCCCGCTCTCGTTCTTGATTTCAATGCGCATACTCTGCGGACCTGCCGGTGCCGCCGCGCGCACGCCGAGATCGCCACTCGGAAGGCGAGAAAGCGGCATGATCGCTTCCGGCGTGCCGCTTTCAGACATCATACCTATGCCTTGCGCAAAACGGAACATGGAGGCATGCGAAACCACGCCGCCACGCCGGAAGGGTATCACGTTAGAGTAACGATCATACGCCGCGCCGTGGGCAGTAAGCTGAACCCCAGATCCAACCGAACCTGCCGTCCCTGAAGTGACGGGAGTGGACGTGAACATTTGGCTGAGATATATGCCCAGTCCCTGTGCCAGCGGCCCGGTAATACTGGCTCGGTAAGCGATGCGCACCAGATCCGCAATGATCGATTCCGCAAACGTGTGGAAGTCGGCCTTGCCCTTGGTGGTGAACTCCACCATCACGTCTTCCATGCCCTTCAGAAGATTGGTCGTCGCGCCGCTGATCTGCGCGCCCAGATTCTGGGCTGCATTCGCGTACTCGTAAAGCGCCGCCAGCGCGCCCCCGAGCGCGCTGCGATCCTGCAGCAACCGCTGCTGCTCCAGCAGCTTTTTGTTGACCTCCTCCACCGCAGCTGCCTGGCTGTTCCATGCGGTGACCTCTTCCGGGGTGCGCTTGGGCAGCACCGAGAGCAGGTCCTCTTTGATGACCTTTTCTTCCTCCAACAGCTTGATACGCTGCTGCGCAGCCTCTACCTGCGAGATACTTCGCTGCGATTCCGCTTGGTCAACGCGCGATAACGCAAGAATTAGCGGGGCTTCTTTCGCAGCGGCATCGGCTTGCGCTCGAGCGAGTTCTACGCGTGCAGTCTCGTACGGCTCCAACTTATCCAACCCTTTCCGCTCACGCTTCAAGGAGTTGATTCGCGCTTCGAGCTCCATCAGCTCGACGGTGTTCGCGGTACGCAACTGCGCTTGTTCCGCCGCGTCGATCTCGAGGTCGATCTCACCTCGACGGAAGGAGTACTTCGCTTGCATCGCCGCGAGTTCGGTTGTCTTCCCCACCGAGACGCGTTCCTGCAACAGCTTCAACTCGGTGGCGTTAACCTCCTTCGCAGCCTCGATCGCGATCTTCGACGTCGTCTGCGCCACCTTGTTCTCTAACGCTATTCGCTCGTACTCCTGTTCCTCAGTCTTTCCCGCGAGCGCCTTCTTGGTGATCTTCACAGCCGCATCGGCCTTCATCTTGGCCGGACCCGCCGTCGCCTTCGAGGCAAAGTCCTGCTGCGCTTTCAACTCCTGCTCTAACGCTTCCCGCTCTCGCGCGAACTTATGCGCAAGGACAGCCTCTTCGCTGAGCATCCCCGCGCGCGTCATCGCCTGATCGAGTGCTTCTTGCACCTTGCGGGCGGCATCGGCGGCTTTCATCGCGATCTCTTTTATCGCGGCGTTGAGTTCCCCTTGCTTCAGCTTCGGTTTAGGCGGTTCCGGTGGGGGCACCTTAGGAAACGTCGGCTTGACCTTTACGGCACCCCCATACGTCTCCTCGACCATCTCTGCGAAGACGGAGGCGTTTATCGCTAGCGAAGCATCCCGCTCCTTCTTCAACTTCGCCAAAGCATTAGCGAATGACTCCGCACCATCACCCGCCTTGCGCAGACTCTCCGCGTACGTGTCGATCTCGGCACCAGCCTTCTGCGCCCACTCGGCGGGGATGAGTTTCAAGCCGTCGGCGATCTTCTCGAGGAACCACGCAAAAGCGTCCTTCATCGATTGGATGACCGCTCCCCAAGCGTGGTCGATTGCCGTTGCTGCGGCTTTGAACGCGTACTCGAACTGCACCATAGCATCGGAAGCGGTAGCAGCGAAGCCTAAACTTGCGTCCTTCGCCCACGTGAAGTTGTCGACGAGCCAAGTTCCAATCTGCCACCCGGCGAATGCGGCGAATACCGCCCCCAAAGCAACCTTCAGCGCGGTAACGCCTCCCGCAGCAAGTAGCGCGCTTGCGTTTACTCCACCAAGGGAAGTATTAAGCGCCGCCCACAACGGCATACCGCCAACGAGATCGAGGTAGATGACTCCCAACGTTGTGTGGAGGGTCAAAAACGCGCCTGCAGCCGCGGCGGCGATGCTTGGGAGAACCATAAATGCAAGATAGAGTGTCCCTCCCGCTCCCGCGATCTTCGCGAGTCGCCACATCGCATCGAAGGTGGCGAGAATGCCGTCTTGGACGCGCTTCAACACTCCAGACTTCTCCCAGTCCTCGAAGACCTTCGACAAGCTCGCTAAGGCGTGCATCAAGTCCAACACGATCCGCGATAGCACGGGAGTAAAGAGCTTGCCGAAGGACTCCTTTAGTGCATCGACGAAGCGCGGCATCGACGTAATCAACTTCCCTGTCGTACCCATCGCGGCGGCGTACGACCCTTGAATAGCGATCGAGGAACGAATGATCTCGTTTGCGCGCGCTTCTGCGAGTTCGGATTCGTTCAACGCCTCCTTCTTCTTGTTCAGCGCCGCCGCGGCATTCGTCTCAGCCTTCTCGAAGTCGGTCATCAACCCGAGGTGGTGCAGAATCATCGTTTGCCCGGTAGCGAGGCCGGTCATCATTCGGTCGAGCGCTTCGGAGGAGTTCGTATTTCCGATAACTGCCGCATCTTGCGCAATACGCGCAAGTTGCATCGCCTTCGACAGACTCACATGCGCTTGCACCATTCGGATGATTGCCTGTTCGGCAACCTCCGTCGTAATCCCCTGCGACTTTACTCCAGCCGCGTACTCTTGCAGTTGCTTCGCGCTGTATCCGACGTTGGCGCCGACACGTTCCATGACAACGCCTAAAGTCTCTACCCTCGCGGCGAGCATCGTGGAGTCGTAGACCGCGGTCTTCATCGTCATCGCAAGCGCGGTGAGTCCAACCGCGCCAGCGATCTGACTCTTCAGCGACGAGAACGCCCCACCAACCTTGGTGACCGCCTGTCCTGTGGAGTCGATGACCCCAACAGTCTCTCGCGCCTTCGACTTGATGTCGTCGAGCGAACGGACTACGTCATCACGACCGCGTTTCGCGCCACTTCCATCGATGCCAATCCGAAGATTAGCCATTAACTCCCTCGCTCACTTTTTGCGCTTCTTTTCCAAGTGGGCCAGATACGCCGCGTCCAAGACGTTGAAGTAGTACAGGTACTCTTCGCGCACGTCTGCTGCGGTGATTCGATGTACGTCGAAGTACGCCTGAATCTCGACGTGCGAGATCGCTCCCGCACCGTGAAAGAACGACGGACGACTGCGTGAAAGAATCGTGAACGCATTCCAGACGGGAATGAGGTCCTCGAAGAGTTCGGGGGAGTTGAGAAGTGCAGGAGGCGGGACTCCAGTTGTCTCCGCTTCCTGCCGCAGAAAGTCGACATGTTTCCCCCAAGTCAGGTGCCACTCGAGGACCTCTCGGAGTTTTTTGCGCCTTCCTCCAACTCCACAGCCTTGTAGGCCTCCATCTCGTCGGCGATCTCGTTGATCACCTTACGAAAGTCGGGAAGCTCTTGGAGGAGCCTCTTCGCATTCGCAACCGAGTACGGAAGTGCCTGATCGCCTTCGAAGATCCCCTCCCAACCAAGAAGAATCGTGTTCGACATCACGTCGATCAAAATCTCCTCCGCAACGGCGTCGCTCAACGTCTTGGTGCGCAACGCCTTTACGTGCGGACGCATCCGCTTCTGGAAGTACTCCGTATAGCGCGTATTCCCGATACGCGCTACGAGAACCCTCGCGCCATCCCCAATGTCGACCCAAACCCCGTTGAGTTCCAACTCTCGGCTCGTCCCGAACCGTTTTTGAACGTCCATCCCGGACCTCCAGCGTTTTGTCCTGGGTAGAACCTCAATCTCTACCCGGATCGGTTTACCCCGTACATAGTACTGCTACTTTTACGCCGCCGCGAACTTGTCGATCGAGATCGTGAACCCGAAAGTCGCGTGCATGACCGCCTGCCACGAGAAATCCGCCATGACATCCTGATCCGCTCCACCAGCAACCACCGTGCCATCCGAAAGCTTGACCTTCGGCACGGAGATGATATACGCGTTACCCACCGCATCCTGCGCTCTCCAAGCCAACCCTGTGGTAGTGTTGGCGAGGAACTTCGCGTACAGAGTGTCGTTCTCGAAGTACGCGGAGAGCGTTCCGGAGACATCGCAGCGACCCGTACCGATCCCCACGTTGCCGAGAGTCCCGATGGCGTTCTGTCCGCGTAGGGAGTTCTTCACGGAGATGCCCAACTTGCTCATCTTCGAGGTCAGCTCCGCGAGGGTCGCGCCTTCGAAGATCCCGAGGACGTTAGAGACCGCGTTCATCACGTCGGCGGTAGGAGCAGCTATTGGATTGCCCGTTCCTACCGTTACACCCGCGATCGCACCCGATTTCCCCATGAAGGAGATCGCGCCGGTTACGATTGCGGCGGTGGCGAACTCCAACGAGAAATCGCCCACGCGCATGCCCGTGTAGGAGATG